GCGCCCTCCTCTCCCCTTCCGGGGCTGGTCTAAGACCTGTCTCGTTTTATCAACGAAACTTTTGGTGATATTATGACCACAGAAACTACGACTACTTCTCGTAATGAGGTAGTTCAAACCTCTTACAAAGTTGAGCCGTGTTATGGGGCCATCACCGAAAAATACGATCTCCTTGAGATCGAACGGTTGGTAGTGAAGGAAAATACCAAGGATCGCAGGTTGCGACCCGAGGAGCCGTTATGGTTGCACCCGACTGGACTTCCAGAGCAAAGCACGCTTAAACTGCGTGTTCAAACTCGTCGGAAGGACACGAGTGCCTCCTATTGGAGACGTTGTCCACCGGATTATGCGAAGAAATACGGTACCAGTATTACATGGCACCGTGAACTTCCCACCGATGTGATAAAGTCTGGGTATAAGTATTTACCCACCAATTGGGAGCTCGAAGCAAGACTTGCGGTAAAGGATGACTTGGTGAACCTCGGCGATCATCTGGCTGAATACCAGGAGACTGCCCATATGTTCCTGAATGCAGGAAGAGGTTTGTACAGAGCCTATAAGAACTTACGTCGTGGCAAGAAGGCCTTCGGAAGAAGGCGTCCTGAGCTAAAAGACGTAAGTGCCGCACATATCATGACCGATTATGGCGTAATGCCACTGGTTTCTGATCTGTACGATTCTTATGAAGCTTTGCGCTATCGTCTAGGCATTCCCATTTGGCGGCGCTTCTCCGTTTATTCGGTTAAGCAACGCACTGGGGTTGTTGATGACGATTTGCACTGGTCCCAACAGACCTCGGACCGCTGCACTTTTTATGTGCAAGTGGACCCGAGGACCTACGGTTCCTTCACCATGGGCAACCCTTTAGAGGTTGCTTGGGAGGCTGTTCCAGGTTCTTTCATACTGGACCAGCTTATTCCCGTTGGTGATTACTTGAGCTCGTTAGATGCTCTTGTAGGAATCAAGGATCTGAAAGGCACAGTGTCATCCAAAACGCGGTATTCTCACTCCTATCGTGGACATCTCACTTGGGAAAGCGCATACGATTACATGGTATGCGACTCACCAGGTTTGATGGACTTTAAATGTCATAAGCGATACGTGATTAATACCATCCCTCAAGCCTCTCTACCGGAGTATCAACCGAGTAAATCTTTCGGTTTTGTCCTTAATGGACTATCGTTACTCCACCTTATGAGGCACCGCTAGGTATTCTAGCAACCGCTCCAGGTCGGTTTCAAACCTGTTAGGAGTATTACCAAAATGACCACTATCGTAATTAACGATGGCAAGGCAACCCCAGTAGCACGTACTTTTACAGCTACGTACAAGACTGGTAATCGCGTTATGTTTTCTGAACGCGACGTGGCTGCGACTTTAGCGGGAGAGAATCAGGTAATCCTGACACTCGACCGTCGAAATGACCGGCCGACCACGAAGGTCAATATACGTCTCAACTACCCCATCGAACATCAAGTTGATGGGGTCACTGTTGTTGACGATGTTGCCCGCTCCTCCACGGATATTATTATTCCGAACTCAATGTTAGCTGCTGATCGTGATGATTTCGCAGCTATGCTCGCCAACCTCCTGGCTGATGCCGCTGTCGCGGACCAGATCAGAGATGGCGTTCCCGTCGTATTGTAGACGGCTTATGAGTAATAATAGGCAAATGATCGTTCAGCTACTGTTGGCTGCTATTGAACACATCTGGAATTACTTCAGACGTAAGAAATAGTAGCCTCTGTAACTGTCCTAATCTTACCTTTTATAAGGAGAAGCTGTATGTCAGTTAGTTATGCTATTGACAAGTCTTCAATGTTTAGCTTGGAGACCTCCAGCACCAAGGCTTTTTGTGAAATGGTCGACACTCCCCGCTCTTTAGCGGTTTGGTTACTTATAACCTATAATGAGTGGGAGCAATTAATAGAACTCCAATGTGACGCTAGTTTGTACTTGGACGTCGGCACTTTCGCCGACGACTACCAGGTCACTAGCATGTTGCAAAAGAGTTCTTCGTTGCCTCTGACTATTGATCGAGAAGCAGTGGCCCTCAAGTCATTCTATGACTCAGAGGAACGTTGTAGGCGCACGAATGAGCGTGTTCTCAATGGATATTGTCATCCTGACTTTGTCCATCGGATCCGAAAGTTCGTACGCAAGGTACTTGGTCCGTTGTCCGTTGCACTCCCGTTTATCGAGGAGGGTTTCGACTTTGGACCGGGTGCCACTACTGGCGTAGCTGGCTCGGGAACTGCCTCGTCGAATAAATATGATGCAGCAATGCATCTGACGAGTGATCTTTACCCTTTCTACCGCTCCATCCTTGGAGACCGGTGGGCAGACTCTTTTTCGTCTGCTATTATCGTAGAGGGTAATAAGTTCACAACCGTTCCGAAGAACGCTAAAACTGATCGCGGAATCTGTGTCGAACCGACTCTTAATGGCTACTGCCAGAAAGGAGTTGGAACGTACATGAAGAAGCGGTTAAAGCGTTCTGGAATCAACCTTCACACCCAGGAGACAAACCAATTCTTGGCCTCTAAGGCTCAAGAATGGGGGCTCGCTACTATCGATTTATCGGCAGCTAGCGACAGCCTATCCTGGGGAGTGGTCATGGAGCTACTTCCTCCTGATTGGTTCGATTTACTGAACCTTTTCAGGAGTCCGGTTACGATAATGCCGGATGGAAGTACGGTCGAGCTAGAGAAATTTAGCTCGATGGGTAATGGCTATACATTTGAGCTTGAAACACTTGTGTTTTGGGCTTGCGTGAACGCCATTGTTCCTTTCCATGAACTTCCAATGTGCACTTGCTATGGGGACGATATAATAGTCCCCCAGCAGTACGCGTTGCAAGTGGTTGATGCCTTAAAGTTCTTAGGCTTTGAGGTGAACTTAAGTAAGAGTTTCTTGGCAGGAAACTTTTACGAATCTTGCGGTACAGACTGGTTTAACGGCCAGGATGTACGCCCTTTCTTCCTGAAGAGGCAGGAGCCTGATTCGCCGCGGCGCGTTCCTTACGCGTTGCAAATTGCGAATATGCTAAGGCTCTATTCTCAGAAAAGAACTGGTGGTTACGCCTGCGATTCCCGATATAGGGATCTATGGCGCTCCATAGTTCGGAAGATTCCAAAATCTTGGCGCTCCTGCAAGCTCCCCGATACACTTGGGGACACGGGCCTCATCGTTAGCATCGATGAAGTACCTGTGCAGCGCGCTGAAAATTGGATTGAGGGTTATGTCGTTTCCTTCGTACCCGCTAGACCTGTTAAACAGGACCGGCGGACCGAGGGTGTCTTGCGAAGTGAGCTTCATCGTACCCGTATTGCACGGACCGATGTTGTGTATGTTCCATCACACACGCTCACCAGCTTGACTGACAACGCAAGTTGTGGCTCTTCCAAGGCCTCTAAGGGAAAAGAACCCCGAAGAGGTTACCTTGGGAAGTTGCGACCTAAGAGGACCGTCGTTGATCGATGGTCCGAAAGTCTTTCG